GTGTAACTGTTGAACTAATTTTTTTTAATTTTTTTTGAGTAGAATATGAAAGAGGCAATAACTGAAATGATAGAAATACTAACCATAGCTGGACTTGGTAATCTTTTATTATTTATAATTTTGGTAAATATATGAAATACGGTGCTGAAGCTGAACAACAACTAATGACCGAAGTTTGGTCACCTCAAGTTGCTGATGATCCATACAACTTTGTAATGTTCATCTTCCCCTGGGGACAGAAGGACACCCCCCTCGAAGATTTTACAGGCCCAAGAGAGTGGCAGAAAAAAATTTTAAAAGATTTATCAATTCATATTCAACGAAATAAAGGTGTCGCTACACCAGAAATGTTTAGGTTAGCCGTAGCTTCTGGTCGTGGAATAGGAAAGTCTGCATTAGTCGCCTGGCTCATCCTATGGATGCTATCAACCAGACTAGGCTCAACCATCATCGTCACCGCCAACACCGAACAACAGTTACGCTCAAGAACATGGGCCGAGTTAGGTAAGTGGCTAACATTCGCAATAAACAATCATTGGTTTACTAAAACCGCTACCACCATAAAACCAGATGGTTGGTTTGAAGAAGCACTAAAAAGAGATTTAAAAATAGATACTGGCTATTACTACGCCCAAGCACAACTATGGAGCGAGGAAAACCCAGATGCGTTTGCAGGTATCCACTCATCTTACGGAGTATGTTTGATAATGGATGAAGCATCGGGTATTCCAGCTCCAATCTATTCTGTATCCGAAGGTTTCTTCTCCGAACCTACTGAAAATCGTTTTTGGTTTACTTTCTCTAACCCTAGAAGAAATACAGGACCTTTTTACGAAAGTTTTACCTCTAAACGTAAGTTTTGGAACCTAGAACAAATAGACTCACGAACAGTAGAAGGCACAGATCAAAAACTTTTCCAAACTATGCTCGAGCAATACGGTGAAGATTCTACTGTTGCTAGAGTAGAAGTAAGAGGAGAGTTCCCTAACGCTGACGATGATTCCGTCATACCAATGGAATTAGCACGAAACGCCATCGAAAGAGATGTAGCACTAACAACTAAAGCACCTATTGTATGGGGATTAGATGTTGCCCGTTTTGGTGGTGATAATTCTGCCCTATGTATAAGACAAGGTAATACAGTTTTTGAAATTAAGACTTTCAAATCGATGGATTTAATGCAATTATGCGGTGCGGTTAAAAACTTATACGATGATTGCACAGCAATCGAACAACCACAAGAAATACTCATAGACGTAATTGGTCTTGGTAGTGGTGTTGTAGATAGACTAGCTGAACAAAATTTACCAGTAAGAGGAGTCAATGTTGCGGAAGCACCATCGACTAAAAAGAACTATTTAAACCTAAGAGCTGAACTTTGGTTCGCCATCAAAGATTGGCTGGTGCAGCGTAATTGCCGTCTTCCTAATGATGATGAGCTTGTATCGGAATTAGCTGCACCCAGTTACAAATATACCTCAACTGGAAAAATAAAAATAGAGTCTAAAGACGAAATGAAAAAACGAGGAGTAAAATCACCTGACAAAGCAGATGCACTTGCATTAACCATGGCAAGTTCCGCTGCAAGTTTTAGTGGTGGAGAGAACTTTTTAGGGTATAATTTCAAGAAACCCTTGACATCAAGAATTATCAGAGTGGGATAAATTTATGGAATACGAAAAAGATCAAGAAATCGAAGAGTTACAAGTAGAAGATTCATACAACGAAGAAGAACTACAAGGCGTACTAAAATCCGAGATGGATGACGCTAAAGACTTTATCGATCAAATAGACGAGGACAGAGCTGACGCTACTGATTATTACCTTGGTAATGCACCAACAGCACAAAGCTCTATGCAATCAGAGTTTGTATCTACTGATGTAAGAGACAGCGTGTTATTCATGTTGCCTTCCATCATGCGTACATTTTTTGGTACAAATAAAATAGTAGAATTTATACCAAACGGTCCAGAAGATATTGACCTTGCAAAACAACAAACAGATTACATCAACTATGTCATCCAACAAAAAAACCCTGGATTCAAAGTTATATACGATGCTTTCAAAGATGCCCTTATTAGAAAAACTGGTTTTGTAAAAGCCTACTGGGATGACAGCATTACTGCATCAACCCATGAGTATACTGGTTTATCACCAGAGGCTTATCAAGCTATTACTCTCGACCCAAATGTAGAAGTCGTTGAAGAAAAAGCTGAAATGGAAAGCATAACAATTATGAATCCTGAAACTGGCGAAGAGATTACACAAGAAACACCCGCTAGTTTTGACGTTAAAATTAGAAGAATTAAACCTAAAGACCAAGTAGTAATTGAAGCAGTACCAACTGAAGAAATACTAATATCAAGACACGCTAGAGATTTAAACTCATCACCTTATGTTGCACACAGAATGGTTAAGACTGTAAGTGACTTAGTTGCTATGGGTTATGACAAAGAACAAATGGAACAGTTTGCTGGTTCTGGAACTACAGTCGATGAAGACTCTTACGACATCGAAGAAGCCAGAAACCCGTACGCAGATTTTACTGGTGTTGATAGAGCAGATACAAACAGTAAAAGTGTTCTGTATGTAGAGCATTATGTTTTTTATGATTTAGATGGTGATGGCATAGATGAAAGGATTAGAGTATGCACCGTAGGGAATGGATTAAATATTGTTAATACAACTCCCTGGGATGATTTACCTATTACACTCTTCTGTCCCGATCCAGAGCCTCATACCTCCATTGGCTCATGCCCAGCGGACTACTTGATGCCTATTCAAGCAGCTAAATCTCAGATAATGAGAGATACCCTTGATAGTCTAGGCCACGCCATCTTCCCGAGAATGGGTATAGTAGAAGGACAAGTCAACATTGACGATGTGCTTAACACCGACATAGGACAACCAATAAGAATGAGAGCACCAGGAATGGTTCAGCCTTTCTCTGTTCCTTTCGTTGGTAAAGAAGCCTTCCCAGTATTATCTTATCTTGACGAAGCAAAGGAGAACCGTACAGGCGTTTCTAAGGCTTCCGCTGGATTAAATGCAGAAGCATTACAATCTACAACTTCCGCAGCTGTATCAGCAACAATGTCTGGAGCTCAAGGAAGAGTAGAACTTATATGTCGTCACTTTGCTGACGGAATGAAAGATTTATTTAAACTTGTAAACTCACTTGTTATCAAACACCAAGAAGGTCAAGACATGATGAGATTAAACAACGAGTTTATTCCTATCGATCCTAGATATTGGGATGCTGATAAAGACATGGTTATTAATGTTGGTATTTCTAAAAACTCTGACGAAGAGAAGTTCCAAGTGCTTACAGCTATGGCACAAAAACAAGAACAAATATTACAAACACTAGGACCTAACAATCCTTTGGTTAATTTACAGCAGTACGCAAACACTTTAACTAAAATGATTGAGATGGCTGGTTTCAAAGATGCAACAACATTTATAAACACACAAGTTCCACCTATGCCTCCGCAACCACAAGAACCACCCAAACCTGACCCAGCAGAAATGCTAGCTCAAGCTGAAGCTATGAAGGCACAGAACCAAGCACAAAAAGCTATCATCGATGCAGAAACAGATAGAATGAAAATCATTATGGATGATGATAGACAAAGAGATGAACACGAAGCAGATTTAAAACTGAAGATTGCAGAGCTACAAGCTAAGTACGGTGCACAAGTTAATGTCGCTGAAATAAATGCAATCATGGAAAGAGATAGAGAAGTAATTAGACAGCAGGCTAAGAACCAGGCTCAAGGAATGTTTACTAATGGTAGCAACCAACCAGTCGGATAAGATTTACGACTTAGAATTTCTTGACGGAGATTTTATCTATGTTGGTTCGGATATAAAAGCTAAGAGCTTAGAAGAAGCTAAAAGAGTTGCTTTAGTATTTTTACAAATACCCCACGACTCAGAACTAATATCTTCTAAAGTAACTTTAATACATTAACTATGGCAATAACATATAGAGGCGAAAGGTTCTCTGGATATAACAAACCTAAACGTACACCTGGTAAGTCCAAGAAGTTTGCTGTTTTAGCAAAGCAAGGCGACACCATAAAACTAATTCGTTTTGGTGATCCTAATATGAAAATTAAAAAGAACCAGCCTAACAGACGTAAATCATTTAGAGCTAGGCATAAGTGTGACACCAATCCGCCTAGTAAATTAACCGCAAGATATTGGTCTTGTAAAAAATGGTAAGGAGATAATTATGCCTGGAAAAAAGAAAGGACTATATGCAAACATTCATGCAAAAAGAAAAAGAATTAAAGCTGGCTCAAAAGAAACAATGAGAAAGCCTGGCACAAAAGGTGCACCAACAGCAAAAGCATTTAAAAAAGCTGCAAAGACAGCAAAGAAAAGGAGTAAATAATGCCAAAAGGAAAAGGAACATACGGAAGCAAAGTGGGTAGACCACCAAAGAAGAAAACCAAAAAAACAAAAAGGAAAAAGTGTTAATTGTTTGGCTTTATAAATAAATTTTTAGAATGGTCTTTGCAAAAACAAGAAAACAAACTGTTTGAAAAACACTTAAATGCACACAAAAAAACAAAAAGAAAAAAAAGAAGAAAAACTAACGGTTAATTCTTTTTCTAAATTAAAAAAACTAATCAAACTAAGAGACAATGATAGACAAACTAATAAAACCCGTAAGCGAAATACTTGATAAGTTTATTCCAGATGCAGACACGAAACAAAAGATTGCACATGAAATTGCAACTATGTCGCAAAAGCACATCCATGAGATTGCTAAAGCACAAATAGAAGTAAACAAAGAAGAAGCAAAAGGTAATTGGTTTCAATCATCTTGGCGACCAGCTACAGCTTGGATTTGTGTATGTGGTTTTGCAGTAAACTTTTTAATCAGTCCTCTTGCAGCTCCTTTTGGTTTTATTGTACCGCAAGCAGATACGTCAACCATGCTACCCGTCCTTATGGGTATGCTTGGTCTTGGTGGTCTAAGATCATACGAACGAGTAAAAGGCGTAGGAAAATAATGTCTTGGGTAAACTTTAAAGAAGAAGAGTTCGCTTGCAAACATTGTGGTAAAAATGGTATTTCACACGAACTAATAAATAAGTTACAATTACTAAGAACAGAGCTGGGTTTTCCCTTTGTTATAACTTCTGGGTACAGGTGTGAAGACCACCCTATAGAAGCGAAGAAGGAAACACCAGGAACTCATGCAGAAGGACTAGCTGCTGATATATATGTAAGAGGAAACAAAGCACTCCAGGTTGTATCAAAAGCTAGAGATTATGGATTTACTGGTGTTGGCGTAAATCAAAAAGGAAGTTCTCGTTTTATACATTTAGATATTTCGGAAGAACAAACAAACAGACCAAGACCACATATATGGAGTTATTGATGGACAACCCGATTTTATTTTGGAACGCAATCATTACGTTAGTGTATGTTCCTATGGTCTACAGCATCCGAGCTAACGCAACACAAATACAAAGAGTAGAAATCCTACTAAATAAAACCAGAGAAGAAATCCCAACACGCTACGCAACCAAACAAGACCTTCATTTAGATATGCAAAGAATTTTTGACAGATTGGACAAATTAGATGAAAAAATTGATAAACTAATCGCTGGGTAGGAATATATTATGTCACTTGGATCTTTATTTAACAGCCTTATTGGACAATTTAACAATGAAAACACTAATGATATTGTAAATAGTCTAGCAACAGACCCTACTTTTACAAGTGGTTTAAATTATGCACGTTCTATAGCTGGCGGACAAAACGTACCTAATATGATTGCACCTGGAGTTAGCTACTCCGCTGAAAGACCACAAGGATATACTGCATTTACAGACAACCCTCCTGTAGCTGGTCCAATAGCAGGACCAACACCTCCTCCTGTAACTGGACCTACACCACCTTTTGGACCTCCAACCAATATACCTCCACCAGTTGACTTACCTGGACCTCCTATGGGATTACCTTTTCCTATAGATTTTGGCGGTATAGACTTTGATGATTTATTCCCACTTCCTTTTCCTGGTATGGGAGATTTAGGTCCTATTAATTTTGGCAATACTCAACCAGAAATAGATTACGATAAACTTTACGACACAGTAATTTCAAATATGGATATTCCTGACTTTAGTAACTTTGCTACTAAAGATGATTTAAATAAAGGAATAGGTGGAATAGATATTCCAACAATAGATACTAGTCAATTTGTAACCAAAGACGACATCCCAACATTTAATCCATACGATTTTAGAGATGACTTTTTAAGTATTGCTCAAGATGGAATAGATGTTCCAACATTTGATGATACAGAATTAAGAGATTTAATTAATCAAAACACAACTGGTATCAACAGCATCCCAACATACGAAGCTCCAGATTTATCAAACTTTGTAACTGTAGATGATTTTAATACTGGTATCGGTAATGTAAAAATGACTGGTAGAGAAGAACTAGAAAATGCTTTGGGTAATATCCCAACATTTGATGACTCAGCCATTATAAATTTAATTAATCAAAATAAAGAATCTATAGATAGTATTCCAGGCAGTATTAATATGCCAGATTTAAGTGGTTATGCCACAATGAATGATTTGAATAGTTTTAAAGATTCAACACAAGGTCCAGTTGATATGCCTATGCCTCCAAAACAAAAAGATCAATTGTTTATAGATGATATTCCAAGATTTAAGGATATACCAAGTACAGAATATGTAGTACCACAGGTACCACTTAATAATTTATTAAACCAAAGTCCACCTCAAGGACCAGTTGGTATGTCTCCACAAGAAACAGCAAAGATGTCATCACAACAAGAGTTATCAAATTTAATTTCTAATAAAGATGTCTTATCACAAATACCAGCTGACGATGGTGTGAGAAATCAATACCAAGTAGAGCTTGATGAATACATTAATAAGTCACCTATTAATATGGATACTTATAAAGAAGAGTTACCTATAGGTAGTGCGATCAATTTAGGAATACCAGCAGTTATGGAAACGGTTGTACCTATGGTAGTACCAGGATTAGGATTAGCACAAAACATTTCTAATTCTTTACAAAATAATAATAATTCTTCTTCTGTATCAAGACCATCTACACCGTCTGTATCTAGACCATCTGTATCAAGACCTAATTACAGTCACTCACAAGTTAGTAAATTTGGAAGATAATTAATGCCATCACAAGAAGATATTTTAAATTCAAACGAAGCAGAGTTAATTCTTAACGCTGAAACTTTTAAAAGTGCAATCGAAGAACTTAGAAATGAGTATATTAATTTATGGTTATCATCAAAAGAAGATGATATAAATAAAAGAGAAAATTTACACAAAGCAATCAAACTATTACCTGAAGTCGAAAGACATCTGCGTATTATCGTAGAGAAGGGTAAAATCACAAAAGCACAATTAGGAAGATTGCACAAAGTTGTGTAAAATTTAACATAGTATTGTTAAAATATTACTTTACATTTTTAAGGATAACTTATGACCAACAACGCAAAGCCGATTGGTTTACAAACAAACTTAGAACAGACAGAACAATCATTCGAAAGTTTTTTGACTCCAAATGAGCAACCAGAAAACGAGATAGAAGAACAGGCTACCGAAGAGTTAGTCAACGAAGAAGAAATCATCGAAGATGACGAACCCTTTGAAGAAGAACTAGAAGCAGCCGAAGAAGACGAACCTCAAGAAGATCAAGTAGAAGAAGAGGAGTCCGAGCAACCACAGCTATATACAATTAAAGTAGATGGCGAAGAACAAGAGGTCACGCTTGAAGAACTCCAAAACGGATACAGTCGCCAAAGAGATTATACGAGAAAGACTCAAGAATTAGCTCAACAGCGAAAAGCTATTGAGGCCAAATATCAAGAGGTTTCTCAAAAAGACGCAATTTATTCACAGTTGTTACCAAAGATGGAAGCGACTTTGAAGGGCGAGTTAGAAAACGAGCCAGATTGGAACGCACTTTACGAAGCTGATCCTATTGCCTATGTCCGTGAAAAAGACATCTGGAATGAGAAAAAGCAAAAGTTGCAAGCCGTACAAGCTGAATCACAAAGACTCCAACAAGAGTCTCAAGTGGCACAGCAACAAAAACTACAACAGTTTTTACAATACGGTAATCAACAACTGCTTGAACAAATACCAGAATGGCAAGATAACGAAGTGGCATCAAAAGAAAAGATGGCAATTCGTGATTATGGTGTTAATGTTCTTGGGTACACACCTCAAGAGATGGACAGCGTTTATGACTACCGAGTTTTACTTGGTTTAAGAAACGCATGGCTACAACATAAAACACAACAAGCGACTAAAGTGAAACCAACTGAAAAGAAAGCGGCAGCTCGTACAGCCCGACCTGGCACTTCAAATGTTCCCAAGTCAACAACTCCTGTGAAAAAAGCACGTCAAAAACTGGCTAAAACTGGAAAGGTCCAGGATGCAGCTAAATTATTTGAACAACTTTTATAAACTTTTTAAACATAGGAATATATCATGGCAAAAGTAACTAACGCATTTGATACTTATTCAGCGACTTCTGATAGAGAACAACTGAGTAACGTCATTTACAACATCTCACCACAAGCCACTCCATTCATGAGTGCTATTGGTAAAAACTCAATCAAGAACGTAGTTTTCGATTGGCAAACAGAAACTCTACCTACAGCTTCAGGTGCAGGTCAACTAGAAGGTTTTGAACTTTCAAGAGCTGCTTCTACAGCTACATCAAGAGTTAGTAACGTAGCACAAATCTCTTCAAGAGATGCAACTGTAACTGGTTCACAACAGGCTTCTGACCCAGCAGGCAAGAAATCTGAAATGGCTCACCAGTTAGCTATTATGGCTAAAGCATTAAAAAGAGACATGGAAGTGGCTCTTTGTCAAAAAGGTGCTAAGACAACTGGTAATGCTACAACTGCTCGTGTAACTGGTGGTTTTGAATCTTGGATTACATCTAACGTATCAAGAGGAACTAACGGTGCTGGTAACGGTGGCGGAGCTGCTCCAACAGACGGAACTCAAAGAGCTTTAACTGAAGCCTTATTGAAAACTGTATTACAATCTTGTTTCACAAACGGTGGAGAGCCTTCAATGGCAATCTGTGGTCCTGTAAACAAGCAAGTAATTTCTGGTTTCACAGGTAGAAGTTCAGCTAGACAAATGGTTGATGCAAACACAGTGGAGGCTTCTGTTTCTATTTACGCATCAGACTTTGGTGAGTTAAAAATCGTTCCATCTAACTTCAGTAGAGAAAGATCACTATTATTAGTAGATCCTGACTATGCAAAAGTTTCTTACCTAAGAGACTTCAAAACAGTCGACATCTCAACTGTAGGTGATGCAGAAACTAAAATGATTCTTGCTGAGTATGGATTAGAAATGAGCAACGAAGCTGCTCACGGTATAGTCGCAGACTTAACAACTTCATAAGTTAGTTAGAATTTAGGGAGAGCTTCGGCTCTCCCACCCTTATTTATATGGCAACAAAACGTACAATTACAGACCACAAAACTGGTTACAAATCAGAGTTTATTACTGAAGATGACAAGTTGGTTTATCACACGACTCAAGATGTTGCTCCCGTCATTGACCACGTTAAGAAACTAAGAGACAATACACCTAAGCCTGGAAAAGATATGCGACACATCGCTGAAGTACCTATGGTAATTTGGCAAAAAGCATTACGAGAAGGTTGGTCACAAGACCGTGCAAAATGGAAAGAGTGGCTCAACAACCCAGATAATAAAGTATTTAGAACTTGGCAAGGTAAAGTATGACATACGCAGAACTTAAAACAGCAATAGCAAATTATCTAAATAGATCAGATTTAACGTCTGATATAGATACGTTCATTGATAATGTCGAAGCAGAACTTAATAGACGATTAAGAACTAAAGACATGATTAAACGAGCAACGGCTACTGCTGACTCACAATACTTAGCAGTTCCAACAGATTGGATAGAGGCTATCAATGTAGAAATTACATCAAACGATTTTAGTCCTTTATTCCAACAATCTATAGAGTCATTAGATGTCTATAGAAAAGCAAACAACAACTCTACAGGTCAACCCGTTTATTTTGCAATGGTGGATGACTCTATAGAATTAGCACCAACACCTGATGCAGAATATACCCTACAGCTAACTTACTATGCTAAAATATCTGCATTAAGTGATTCCAATACAAGTAACTTTGTATCTGTCTCACACCCAGATGTATATTTATATGGTGCATTAAAACACGCATCAATCTTCTTAATGGAAGATGACAGAATACCAATGTTCACTCAACAGTTTGAAAAAGCATTAGAAGAAATGAGAATGGAACAAGAGAAAGCTGCATTTGGTAAAGGTTCTTTAATGATGCGAAGAAGAACTTACGGAAAAAAACAAAAGAAAAATTATTACTACGGTAATTAATAAAGGAGAATAGAATGGCTGGATTTTCAGATTACTTAGAAGACAAAGTTTTAAAACACGTTTTTGGCGGTTCTTCTTATACAGCACCAGGAACTTTATATGTCGGTTTATTTACTTCTGCTCCATCTGATTCAGGTGGTGGTACAGAATGTTCTGGCGGTTCTTATGCTCGTAAAAGTATGGCAGCAATGACTGTAAGCGGAACTTCACCAACAACAGCAACTAATGGATCAGCAGTTGAATTTGTAACAGCAACTGGTTCATGGGGAACTGTAACTCATGTTGGTGTTTTTGATGCTTCTACAAGTGGTAACTTATTAGGTTGGGCAGCATTAAGTGCATCTAAAACTGTATCAAGTGGTGATGTATTTAGATTTGACGCTGGCGATTTAGATATTACATTAGCGTAATAACATGGCCTCTATTGGCTATGGTCAACTTCGTTACGGGATAGCCGACTATGGCACTCCCGAATATGAGTTTGCTACAGCCACAATATACCAACAATCAAACTTTACGGCTTCTGCTGGTTTAACGCTATCAGCATCCGCATCAATTAATCAAACTTCAGGATTCACTTCTAGTGGAACTTTAGTTATAACGGCATCTGCTACGATTGCACAAACAAGCGGTGTAAGTGCAACAGCAGAGGTAGTTAAATTATCTTCAGCCTCCATCGACCAAACTTCTGGCTTTACTGCTATTGGTAGACAAATTGATGTAGCTGAAGCAACCATAGCACAAACATCTGGTTTTATTGCTACTGCTGAAGTAGTTAAACTTGGTGTTGCATCAATAGACCAAACATCTGGTGTAAGTGCTTCGGCAACGATTGTTCTTGATGGTGTTGCAACCATCAATCAAACATCTGCATTTACAGCAAGTGGTGTTCGTATTGCTTTAGGTCAAGCATCAATAAATCAAACATCAAATATAACAGCAATACCAGAGATGGTATTAAGTGGTTCTGCTGCAATCACACAAGAAAGTGGCATGACTGCACTTGGCGGAATAAAGCAATTTGCTCAAGCAAGCATAGAACAAATAAGTGGTTTTTCTTCGATAGGTGGTTTAAAATGGGAAGACCAATCTGTGACAGATACAAATTACACAGATCAGTCTGTACCATCAACAAATTGGACAGACATAAATGTTACTACAACTACCTATTCTGAACAGACAGTAACAGCAACAAACTGGACAGAAGTATCCAATAATAATGATACCTGGACAGAGGCAGCATAGACAGGAATTAAATTATGGCAGATACATTTACAACGAATTTAAACTTAACCAAACCAGAAGTAGGAGCATCTACTGATACCTGGGGAACAAAGCTAAACGCTGACCTCGATTCACTTGATGCAATCTTTGCCTCCAATGGTACTTCAGTAGCATTAAACTTAGACGGAGCAGTCATTGATAGTTCTGTCATTGGTGGCACAACTCCAGCTGCGGGAACATTTACAACACTTACAGCCAACACTTCAATTACAGGTACACTAGCTACAGCTGCACAAACAAACATAACTAGCGTTGGTGCATTAAACGGTGGTTCGATTACATCTGGTTTCGGATCAATAAATAATGGTTCATCGGCAATTACAACAACAGGAACAATTACTTATGGTTCACTATCAGATGGAACTATAACTATCGCTAACTTTATTGACGATGATACTTTTGGTACTGCAAGTGCTACAACTTTAGCAACTTCAGAATCAATCAAAGCTTATGTAAATAGCCAGGTAGCTACAAAAGATACCCTTGCAGAAGTATTAGCTGGTGGCAACACTACAGGTGGTAATGACATATTATTTGCTGATAACGACAAAGCTATCTTTGGAGCAGGTTCAGATTTACAGATTTATCATGATGGCACTAATAGCTATATTGTTAATACAACTAATGACTTAATTATTGGAGAAGACACAAGAGTAAGAATTAAAACTCCTTCTTTATTAGTAAACAATGCTTCTGATACTGAAAACATGCTAACTGCAACAGAAAACGGAGCAGTAACACTTTACTATGACAACTCAGCAAAAATAGCCACAACCTCAACAGGTATAGATGTTACAGGTACAGCCACAATTGATGGGTTAACTGTTGATGGCGATGCTATTATCCAAGATGCAACCCCAACATTAGAATTTAAAGATACTGATAATAACCTTATTGCTTCCATTGCTGGTGCAAGTGGTTCTCTTTTATTAAAAGCTGATACTGGTAGTGGTACTTCTGGTGAAAGTATGCAATTTCATACAGGCGGCAGTCAAAGAGTTACCATTGATGCTTCAGGAAATGTTGGAATTGGAATAAGTAGTCCTAGTGCTAAACTTCATGTTGTAGAAACAAATACTAATACTATTGTTGGAAAAATTAAAAGTAGCACTAGTGCATCTTACTTAAGTTTTGAAGATAACAGCACAACAT